TACCCCCTGCGGGATCTGCTGCACCTCGCCGGTGCGCGTGTTGGTATAGGCCACCGTCGGCACCTTGGGCGAATCGCTCACCTCCAGTCCGCGCCGCGCCATATCGCGCCCCGACATCTGGATCACCTGACACTTACAGCCGAATTCCTTGACCGGCATGTGCGCCTGCCAGAACGGATCGTCCACCGGCAGCACCATGCCATCCCAGGCTGCATGCTGGAGGCGGGGGTTCTCGCTGTTGTTGCCATCGTATTGCAGATAAGGAAAGGTCTGCTTGCTCGCCTGGATGCGCTCCCACCGGCCCTCGCTGTGCGCTGTGCGCAGGTTGGTGTCGTAGATTGTCTTGAGGCGGCGCGGGCTGCCGAGCTGCACGTTCTTCAGCTCGCCGGTGAGCGGGTCTTTCATGTCTGCGCGACCCCACCAGCCTTTCTGTGCCAGCGTCGGTTCCAGTGTCTTGCGGAAGTCGGCGAACGTGGTGCCGTTGGCCAGCGCACCATCCACAGCCGCACGGATATCGCGCAGGATGTCGAGCTGCATCGCCTTGGCCACGGTGAACGCAGCCTGGTGTTCCTGCTGCCACACATCGCGCCAGTCGAAGCCGATCTTGTAACCCTTCTGCCTGAAGAAGGCGATCGCCTCTTCGGGCGGCAAGGCTTCGAGCTTAATCTGCGGCATTGACCTTGCCCCAGATCCGCGCCGCGAACTGTCCCTGCGCCAGCGCCTCGGCCAGCACGGCGGCATCCATACCCTGGATCAGATCAGGCAGACGCGCCTGGAATTCCTCGAAGCTGGCCGCCTCTGCAGCCAGCGCCACGATGGGCGCGATCAACGGATCGGTGACGCGCTCCCAGTCGCCGGCCAGATCTTCGGCGAGGGCGTCTAGTTCGTCTGGCTGGCCGTTGCTTTTGAGTAAATTGCCAGGCACGCGGCGATCACTTTCCGCGAACTCAGCACCACCAACCTGCCCAGGCGGTGTGCCGGGCGGCGTCTCCAGCCACTCCCCGCCATACGTGTCCTCGATGTACTTCAGCGTCGGCTTGAATCCCATCTTGCAGATCTTATCGTCGCGCTCGGCTGTGGTGTTCGAATCCTCTTCGTCCTCGCACTTGCGCCACACCTGCGGCAGTGCAGCGCCGGGGAAATTCCACTCGACCAGCCACTTGACCACGGTCGCGTTGAAGCTCATGCACACCAGGTCGGCATCGGCCTTGACGATGTCGGCGCGCACGTCGCCTTGCAGCTCGTCGTTGCCGAGCTTGCCGGGGCTGCCCTGCGTGCTGGCGGTTTGGCCCAGCGTCACGCGGGCGATAGCCGCGTCCATGCGGTCGTAGAGCGAGGTGTAGTCCGCCGTGCCGCCGCGTGTTGCCTCCAGCAGCTCGGCGGTCATGCCTTCGGGGAAGATGATCGCACTGTCGGTCTGGATCGCCTGCAAGGCGGACAGCAGCTTGTCCTGGTCTTCCTGGTTGGTGCCCGGCTGATATTTGCCCACAGCAGTGGGGCTGCCGAACTTCTCCAGGAACACCAGCCAGAATTTGGTGCCGGAGCGTTTGAAGAACACCGGCCAGTAGAGCCAATGCGCCAAGCCGAGGCCGTAAGGCTCGTCGTCGTGATCGCTTCCGGTGGCAAAATGCCAGAACTTCTTCTCCGGCAGCTTCTCTCCCATCGGGTTGGCGGACGTGCGCAGGCGCAGCGACATATCCGGCGCGAAGCCAAAGCGGCGGCGGTCGCGCACCTTGATACCGCCACGGCTGGTGTCCAGCACGATCTTGCCGTCCTCCACCGCATAGAGTGGCTCGGCCACGGCATAGCCGTAGAACACGCCGTAGAGCATCTTCTCGGTGATGTCGTCGAAGGCGATGTTGTCGATCTGCGCCTTGATGAATTCGGCGGCTTGCTTGTCGATGCGCTTGTCACCGCCAGGCTTAACCTCCCACGGGCGCGAGGTCACAGCACGGACGCGCTGGCCAAAGCACGCCTTCACCTGGTCGTCGCGCAGCACTTCCTGGTAGATCGTCAGGTCGCCGTTCCCCTTGAGCGCCAGCAGCCGGTCGGTGGACGGCAGCAGCGGCAGCCCGTCCACGTAGCCGCGTGTGATGTCGCGGCCGTCGCGGGTGGTGGCGATCTCGTTCTTCTGTTCCTTGTTCAGGGTTTTATCCATAACTTTATCCATAACTCCCTCACATAAAACCGGCCATGCCGCCGGACGCGCCGACGCGGCGGCCGGACGATTGGAATTCTGTTGTTGCCCCGCCCGATATGGCCGCCATCCACAGCATATGCACCATGTCAGGCCCGTCGTCGTGGTCGGCCTTGGGGAAGTGGCGGAACTGGTCGATCAGCGTGGTCTGGCTTGGGTGCAGGCGCAGCAGGCCGTTGGCCATATGCGGTTGCAGCGTCTCGATGCGCAGCAGCTTGTCGGTGTGCGGCTGCACGGCGCGGGCCGGTACCGGAATACCGCGCGCCGCGCTGCGCTTGATCAGCTCGGTGCGCAGGAACTCCTGGAACTGGATGGTCTCGATCACCCACAGCACGCAGTGATACTCGGCCTGCATGGCGATGATGTCTTCGATGATCTTGTCCGGCAGGCGCTTCTTGATCGCGGCCTCGACCACGTCCAGCACGCCGGTGTGACGGTTGTAGCCGCCGATGCCGAGGGCAGAAGGGTCGCGCGATGCACCGGCCTTACCCAGAGAGGGGTCGCAGGCACCGTAGAACACCCACTCATTCAGGCGGTTCACCCAGAAGGTGATGCTGTTGGCGAACGGCGCGTCGTCTCCGGACACCGGATCGTTCTGTTGTTCGCTGTCAAAAGCGGCGCGGCCATCGCGGGCGCGTTTGAGCATCAGCTTGTACAGCGGCTGCCCCTCCGGCCAGCACACCACGGCACCGGCATCCATCTCCAGTTTGTTCGCCTGGTAGAACGCCAGGGCGACTTCGTGGCCGAGGTTCAGCAGGGCTTCTTCCCACTTTTCCCACAGGTGCAGATTGTCCGGCCAGCGCTCGATAGATTTGAACTTCTTCGATGTCCATAGTGGATTGCGCAGCAGGCGCGACAGCACCGAGTCGTAATGCAGGATGGTGCCGATGATGATCACGTCCATCGAATCGTCGGCAGCGCCCAGGGAAAGCACCGTCTTCTTCAGCCAGTTCTCCAGCTTGTCGCGTTGGTCCGGGCTGCGCACATTCTCATCGTTCTCCAGATCGTCGCCGATCACCAGATCGGGGCGGTGCGGGCCGTGGCGCAGGCCGCGCATGCGCTTGCCGCTGCCGAACGCCTGCGCCTTGCAGTCGTTGGCCGTGACGATGGTGCCGACCTGCCACACGCGCCCGACGCCGCAGGCTTCCGGGAAGTCCATCGCCAGGCGCGGGTTGAATGCCAGTTCCGCCTTGATCGCCTCCAGCATGGTGGCCGCCTGATCCAGCGCATCCATCACGATCACCGGGTAATGCTTGCGCCCGGTAACGATGCACCACAGCACGAAGATCTGCGTGACGAGGGTGGACTTGGCGTTACCGCGCGGCGCGGCAATGGCTTCGTGGTCGCCTTCGCCGTTGTCCACGATCTCGGGCAGGCGGGCGTAGAGGTAGGTGTGCAGCTCCGCGTCGGCGGACTTGATGTAGTGCGGGAAGTAGGTGCGGGCAAAGAAGCGGTAGTCACTCAACGCCCGCGCCCGGCGCGCGGCCAGCGCAGCCGGATCGGGATCGAAGCCGTCAACCTCCGCCTCGATCTGAAGGCGGAACTCCTGGGCGAGCTTGCCGATCTCTTCCAGGAAGGCACGGCGGGAGGTCTGGTTAGCCATACGCCTTCGCCAGTTCATCCGCAAACGGCTCCAGCACCTCGATCAGCGCGGCCGCATGCCTGGGGTGTTTGATGCGCGTAAATTCGGCCAGCCGTTTAACGACATCCGTCGCCACCGCCAGCTTGTCCGTCTCCGGCATCAGCCGGCGCGAGGCGGCCATCAGCTTGTTGTAGGCATCGGCCAGGCTGGCGAGCATCTGCACCTTGTCGCCGGGTGCCATGTTCTCCGCGTCCTGAATGGCCTGCACGGTGGCTTGCACTTGCTGCACCACGATGCCCAGCGTCTGGCGCACCACGTCTTCGATGCCGCCGCCCGCGATCATCTGCGCGCTGCGCGCCTTGTCCCAGTCGTCGCCGAGTTCCTTGCCCGCGCGCTTCCAGTTGCGGCAGGTGGCATGTGGCACGCCGTGTTTGACGGCTGCCGCTTCCAGCGAGAGCTGCTCGAAAACATATCCCGCGCGGACGGCGCGGCGGGTTTCGTCATCGTGGGCCATAGCACCCCCGACACGTTACTGGCGCAGCCAGCCGTTTGCGGGAGGGGATGCGATGCAGTCGCTCCCGCACCAGACGGCTCCGCCGCACCGCGTCGCGACTGCACCCCCGACACGTTACCTGTAGGTCGGGCTTCAGCCCGACTATGCGCTGTCGGGTTAAAACCCGACCTACAAACACCAGCATATCTTTCATGGCCGCACCTCTCCCGGCGAGGGACGGCGCACGCCCGGCACTTGAATGCGGCCTATCGCCACATCCTCGCCGCGCACGGTGAGGCGCACCGCATCCAGCTCAAGCGGCTCGACATACCCCATCTCGGCCAGCCAGGCGACCTCGGCTGCCAGTAGATCCGCGCTGGTGATGTAGCCGGTGCGCTCGACAAAGGCGCGCAAGGCGGGACGACCGAGGGTGTAGCCCGGCGCAAAAAGCAGCGCCAGCAGGAGGGTGAGGCGGCGCGCGGCGGCGATCTCTTCGGCGTAAGTGGTCATTGCTTGGTGCCTCTCAGCAGGTAGTTGTGCAGGGTGTCGAGCAGGTTGCTGACCCCGGTGAATTTGCCCGACAACGCGCTGATGTCGGCGCCGATCTTGTTAATCTTCTCGTGGATATCGGCCAGATCGTTATAAGTGGGCGATGCACCGACCCTGGTTTCCAGCGCGACGATGCGCTCGACATGGCAGTCCAATTTGCCATCGAGGTCCTCTTCCAGCTTGCCGATGCGGTCGTTGGTGACCTTGTCCTTGTTGGACAGGTACACATAGATGCCGATGCCGCCGGTCATCAGGAACGTCAACACCTGAAACAAAAATTTCGCCAGTTCTAAATCCATTTCGCGCCCTTTATCGTGTATTCATGTATTCCTGCCATGCCTGGCACTCGATGCAAAGCTGCACGCCCGGCACCGCCTTTCGCCGCGCATCCGGTATGCGCTGGCCGCAGCCCGGTGCGGTGCACCACTTGGCCGATTCCCTTGTCGGCTCCGGCAGCAGGGCATCCTGCTGCCGCCGCTCCCACTCTTCCAGCTCGATCTCCTGCGCTCTATCTTCCGGCTTCACTGTTCGCGCACTCCGCCAGTTTCTTCAGCTGGTCGCGGCACTGGCTGTACAGCTCCATCGACTCGATGTGGTTGTCCAGCAAGTCCGCCAACTTG